ACCAACATCCCAATTTAGACCTTCAACGTCAATACTACTCGCCTCATCTACCGACTTTTTCCACGCAGCAGCAGCAGCTGCATCAGCAGCAGCTTGTTCTTGGCCTTCAACTCCTGCTGTTATACCTATTCCATCATTAGGATCAGACCAAGAGCCTAGTTGACTAATAGTAGGTTGGTTCATCTGTCCTCCCCCAACACTTGGATCTTTACCACCTAATCCTAATAATCCTCTAATATCCTCATCTGTTAACGTTCCCTGTTTTGCTATATCTCTTCCTAAACTTTTTCCAAAAGCCCATGCATTTTGTAGTGCTTGTGATGCTCTTGCTCTGTCGTAAGCATCTTTTCTAGATCCTTCCATTTTTGAAGTATCTTTATACTCATCAGCTGCTGCCTTCCCTTCCATATCCTTTTGAAAGGCTGCTACTGTTGCTTCTTGTTTAACAGCCTCTCCAGTGTCTGGATCAACTCCACCACTTTCTGCTAATTCTCCCTTTTCTGTTAATCCTAATAATTCTTTTCCTATTCCTCTATCAATACCCTCTTTTGTTTCTTTCCAAGACATATCCGCAAATTTTCCACCTAACCATCCTCCGATGTATGGAACCATGTTTCCAAGTCTTCTTGCGTTTTCAGCCCTTTTTTCAGCTTCTTTCATTGCATCTCTACCTGTTCCATAAGAAGGCTCTGTTACAGTAGGTGACTGATCTCCATAAATATCTGAATCGGTCCAATGATCTTCAGGAGCAACACTAACAGGAGCCGTTGCTTTCTGTATCGATTGTATTTCTTCAACAGGATCTCGTGACGCATAATCAAAGTAATTTGTTATACTTCCTAATTTTCTACGTGTAACATCGTCAACAGGCGAAGCCTGTTTATTTTGCATTCTTCCACTAGGATCAGGTTTACCGTGTGTGGCTGGATTATAAGTAAAAGAATAAGGATCTCCACGTAAAGGAGTGTAAGTTACCGTTGAAGTTTCAACGAGTTCTTCTGCAACAGTATCTCCTTCTGCGTATCCATCTAAAGCTCTCTTTAACGGAGAACCACCACGAGCGAACTGTGCGCCTACATTTCTTCCGACAAGGCTGCTTAGTTGATTGAATATATCTGATCTTCTCATTTAATTAAAATCCTGCCATGTTGTTCCGTTATACCCTTGAAACTTATTTGTTCCTGTGTTGTATCTCATATCCCCGGCAACAGGTGTAACACTTGTTGTTACTTCACCGACTCTTATACGTCCTTCTACCTGAACACTTGCATTCTCGTCAATCTCGACTTTACGTCTATTAATTGTTGCGTCTTGTGTAGCTAACGAGTTCCGTAAATGGTTCGCCCAATTCTCACTTAACTCCCACATCTTACGTGTTGTGTTATCTTCAAAAGAAAAAGGAAATCGAGGGAATACTGGATAATCTGCCATAACTACCTCTTACCGTCTGCCATGACATCCATCCTAATTGTTCCCACGTTAAACCGTGTATTAGGTGCGCCCGTTGAAACTCTTATCTTTCCTGTTCTTCCTCTTGCTCTTGGTCTGATGTAAGAGGTGTTACCGCTGATTTCAAATGGTCCTTTCTCTATCACCTTATCATTAGGATGATATTTCGTTTTAATACTTAATTGTAAGTTACCTACACTTACTCGTACATCAGGAATAATTCTATCTATAAACAGTATATCGTCACCGTCGCCTAGATCAAACTCCCCACTCTCAATAAAAGCTGGCATGTCCTGACCATCCGCTGTATGAGTATTAGGTGGCTCATTATCAAATAAGAAATGATTTGACGCACTTTGTAACGGTGCTGATACTGAAGCTCCTGTCGTTATAACTGTATCTATTATATTCTTATCTGCCCATGTTGTCCAGATAGCTTCTCCATAAGTCCAGTAATTTTGAGAAGGACTATATGTAACGTATCTGTTACATTCCTGTGAATCAGCACTTGGATACAACCATGTTACCTCACCAAACTCTGAATTAACACCACAATAAACTTTTCTTCGATTCGTAAAGTTAAAGTCTTCAAATACATATCTTTTAACTGTACTTGGAAGAACCTGTACTTGACCAGAGAAAACGTAAAAATTTGAATCTCCCATCCAATAAGTACGCCCGTCAAATTCTGCCATAGCGTGTTTAGCAATTAAACCACAGTTCGTTCCTAACTGTCGGCTTCCAAAAACAAAAGGATCTCCTACAAACTCAAGTCCCATTAAAGCTGTATCTGTCCAAACTAACACAAGATTACCAGAAGCAAGTCCTCCTACAATTTCAGATCCATTAGCTAAACGAATACTTCCTGCTGTATTGGTAGCTGAGTCTGTCCAATCTGTTATATCTTCGTTAGCTGACCAACGTACCAACATAGGATCAAAAGTTCCTGCTGCATCGGTTACTCCCATACACATTCCTTGTCGAGCAATAGGACTAACAAGAAAACCATTACACGAAACAGGTGCGCCTGACACAAGTAAAGCTACAGAATCTACTCCTGAAGTCTTATCCCATCGATAGATACCGCCTTGCGGATAAGGATTAATAACAAGATCCTCTCCGAAATTATCCATTGACCATTCACGAATATCAAGAAGAATACCACTTTCTGTTGCAGGTTCATTCCATGCTCTGTAGGTAGAGACACTAACAGGAACAACATTCATGTATATATTTGTACCTTTCCCTGCTCCTGTCCCTGTTGCTGCGCTTCCTGCTACAATATGAAAAGAATTTGTACTGATGGCACTGACTTGATAATAACCACTGACAGAAGTAATCCCTTCTAATCCAGCACCGGGCCAATTACTTACTTTAACATAACTTCCTGTTGCTCTGTTGTGATCACTTACACTAACTTTAATTGTAGTTTCACCGCTTACGAAATTAAATACACTGGAATAAGCTGTCAGGGTAAACGGATCAGCCTGATACACATTAGCACCGTATCCTAATCCACCTGCTGCAACAGATGATCCTGATCTTAACCGTATTGCATAAGAAGCTTTACCTTTACTTACACTTGTTGCATTGGCTGCACTACCAGCTATAAAAGTAAAAGAATGAGAATTAACAACACTAACTTGATAGTCACCAGCAACAGAAGTGATACCCCCCGGATATGTCCCTGCACCTGTACCACCACTTGTCGGACTCCATGCACTGACAGTTATGTATGAATCAGAAAATAATCCATGTGCGGAAGCACTGACTGTAATAACTGAAGAACCACTTTGAGTACTGAAAGCTCCTGTAACAGTCGTGAACCATGTATCTCTGGCTTGTGAAACAGTTACGTCATAAGGAGTGATGTCGTAGAGTTGTCCACCGTAATTGATGTAAGCTTTATGTTCAGTGGCAAAAGCTATGTACTCTTTACTATCTAAAGAAGCCCATGTCTTAATTGCCCTTCCCGTTCCGATAAAAGAAGATGTTAGACGCTTCTGCCAACCTCTAATGCTTTCAGGCTTACCGTCTCTAAATCGAACCCTGTTGCCGTCAAACCATCCACCTTCAGCAGCATACTCCGTAGACTCACGCATAATGCCCGGACGGAACTCATATTTGACTGTTCTTGTTTCAGTGGACATTTATATTAACTCTTAAAATTTGATATAGCTGCTATGTCTATAGCCTTTAGAGTTCCATCTGAACTAACATCCCTTACAAAATAAGTTAAAAGATCAACTGAGTTAGCAGCTGCTGTTTTTGTAGGAGCCACTCCTCCCGGAAATTTCCAGACACTTGTAGGATAACTAAATTTAGAACCTGCTGCACTTGTTCCGTTGACAAGATATATTGCACCTGTTTGTCCTACTACTCCATTTACAGGTGTAGCTAAACTAACAGATACCGCACCTGCAACAGCCCCACTTGCTTTAACATAAAAGAAATTAGTAAGGGATAAATCAATAGTAGTTGTGGCACTACAGACAATTGTTGTCATTGCACACATACTACGTTTATTTACAGACACATCTCCATTAAACGTTGCGATAGATGCAAATGTTGTGTGTCCTGCTAAACTTGCTGATCCCGTTGCACTTAGATTTGTTATTAATCCATTATTAAAACTTGTAGCACTAATAGAACTTTGTGTTATTCTTCCATAGTTAAATGAAGAATCTCCTCCACTTACCCCTATAGAAACACTTTGTAAAAAAGTACTGTTAACGTTATGTGTTACATCGGCAACACTTGAAGCATAAAAACCAGAGAATAATGGAACTACTGTTGTTGGAGTTGCAAGTATTCCCATTGTTGAATTCTTTGGAACATCAGTTCCTGCATTACCAGCGTTATAAACTTTAACCTTGTAATTATTTGGATTGCGTACAACATACATCTTGCCTCCCCATGTTGTACCGTTTCCACTAGATGCTGTTGTAAAAGTAGGAACAATTAAACTTACAATAGAAGTACTGTCACTTCTTGTTCCTGTTATTCCTAAAACAGCTAATCTACTTTGATCTCCCAGACCTTGATTCTGTGTAAGGGTTATTGTTGTTTCACTTGCGAAATCTAATGCACCAGCTATATTTGTACTGAATGCGTTATCAACCATATCAATGACATTATCGTTGAGAATAGTTCCCCACGTATTCGCATTTTCACCTGCCCCTTGTTTAGCAAGCTGTATAGTATTTGTATAACTAGTAGCCATTATTGCGTTCCTTGTTGAATATTATCCTGCCCTCCAGCTGGATTGGCAGCTATTTCCATATCATCTCTTCTGGCTCTTCGTGCTTCGTTATTTAAGAATACAGCTTCTCTTTGATACTGTTGATCCCAATAAGTAGCAGCAGCTGGATTCTTCATCCAATATAGTGCTTCTACCATACTCGCATAAAATAAGGCATTTGCACAGTACTGGGTAAAATAGTTTTCTTCATTTGTAGCAGACGCAAGAGCAGCTGGTTGAGCTACATAAGACATCTCTACACTATAAGCTGAAGCAGGAGCAGGAGCTATAAGAAGTTGATTAGCTCCCCAATTTGCATAATAACGAGGTGGTCCTACTGAAGTTCGATGAGGCCAGTAATCATTTAAGTAATCTTTACTTCTTAGAAGAAGCTGAGTTCTTTGATTAGTTGATGTTATATAATTAACATTTCGAACTATAACTGACTTATTAGGTACAGCAGGTTTCGTTAAGAAAGGATCACTCTGAACAAAGAAACTTGTTGCAAAGTTTGTTAAACCTAACACATCTGTTTCCCGTGTAAGTCTTAACTCTGCTCTTTCTATAAAAGAATCTACAGCCTCCGCAAACTCTGTTCCATCATTTTCAGCTGCATCTTTAATTCTCTGTACTAATATTGTATATGTTAAAGCCATTTCGTTAATTCTCTAATGTCCAAACAAATGTTCTTGTTGGTTCTGTGTTTAAAAGCCATACACGGATATCTTGATTAAATCGTGCGGAAGCTCCTGTTAAAGAAACAGGTACACCTACTTTAACTGCAAATGATCCTGTATTATAAGTTGCATTTGTTCCTGTTAAACTAACATTATTTACGTTAATAACACTTACAGTAGTGGCATTAAATGTAGCAGGTGCGCCCGTTAAACCAACACTGGTAAATATCTCTACTGTAAAATCGTTAGTATTCCATGTACTATTGGCACTCCCTAAACTTATACTTGCCTGACCATTAACACTAAATGTGTTACTATTCCAAACTGCATTTGTACCAGATATGGTTACAAAAGCATTATGAACTTCACCTGCATAAGAGGAGAATGGTGCTGTACTGAAAGGTGATTCTCCGAACATCATGTGAAATTACTCTTCCAGTATAGGCCAATCAAATAAGATCCCTGATTTAATTACTTTACCATCACTATCTGTTTTATGAGTAAGAAATAAAGCCTTAAATGCAGCCATATCACTTGCTGCATCAATAGCATTTTCCATCTCGGTAGCTTTAGTTCTTATAGCTGCTCTCCATGTAGCTATCTTAGCAGGAACAGCTGTACCTGTATCAGCTTTACGGATTACAGCCCAATCTGTTTGAGAAAGAAGACCACCTTGCTGAGATTTAACATTAAGTTTCTCTTTGCTTTTTAAGCCTAATGTAATTGTCTTATCCTCATTAGTGGTATCATCTAATTTTTTATCTGTAATATTAGAGATCCCATCCAGACCATTATCTATCCAGTTATGAAACTTGCCATCAGGTTTTGCATCAAGAATAATCTCCTCTATATTCATGGACTTCTTATAATCAGCATCCCAGATATTCCAATTAGCAGGATGCTGTGTCCCATTTACATCAGTCCATGCTTTACCCGGTTTAATCTCGGTAGTCTTATTATATAAAAACATTTTAAATACCTTATTTCCTCATATTGGTTATTATAAAATAAAAAACAGCAACAGCAGCAACAACAATAATAAAACCACCTACTTGTTCTAATATTTTAATCCAACGCTCTCTCTTTTTATCTTTCCTTTGTCTTTTTAGTGCTATACTTTTCTTATGCTTTTCTATTCTATTCTTATGTTCTAATAATATATCATCCCAAGTTGTTGCACCAAATCGAATATTAATCATCCGTTTAACTTTAACGATCTGTTCTTCAGCTAACTTTTCTTCTATTGTTTCTTTAGCTATTGCTCCTATTGAAAACCTATCAGCCGAATCCCCTAAAGTTTTTCCTAAGAATTTATCCCACTTACTAGCTATAGGATGAGCTTCTTGTTTTACCTGTTTTGTTCCTTTAAATAAATTATCTATATCACCCGCAATATCAGAAATATCTTTAGCTGTTCCTATTGCGCTTTTTATTCCTTTTACTGCGCTATTAACTAATGCAATTCCTGCAAGTGTCTCTGCCACCACCATAACATTTCTCTATCCTCCAGTAATGATACGTCCATCCGTATCAATCATAGGAGTTCCTATTGCCATGTATATATAAGTGTTAGCCGCGTTAACTAAGACGTTAGAATTTCTCCATTTAAATCCACCTGTAATTAGATCAAGAGCATCAGCAGTTTGTTCAGAATTAGTTGTATCAGGATAAAAATATTTACTTGCTACATTGTAAGGATTT